GAAGGCTTCGGGATCGGCCTTGAGCAGAGCGTCAGCCTCTTGCTTCAGCACCGCAGGGAACCACGGGTTGTCCGTGTAGGAGACTTTGCGAACGATGGACCGCTCTGGCGTCTTGACGATGTAGCGTTGATAGGTGCTGTCCGATTCCATCGCCGGGTTGAACGTCACCCAGATCTCGGAGTTGTCCTTGCGGATGGTGGGGATGAGGGTGCGCCAAGACGTATCGCTTACAGCCTCGGCTTCCTCGACCCAGCAGATGTCAATGCCTTCGGTCGATTTGATCTGCGCGATGTCGCGGCGGAGACCCTTGAACAAGAACTCGGTGCCATTGGCTCCGAGGATAGCCGACTCTTGCACCGTGTAGAAGTTGTCAAGGCCGAGCCGCGTCACTTGGTCAGCCAACACCCGATGCACCGAGTCGCGGATGGATGCCTGATATTCACGCGCACAGAGGATGCGGAGGGGCTGGGAGAGGCCGTGGACGAGCAAGGCGCGGGCGAACTGCCACGACTTGGCAGAGCCTCGACCGCCAAAGGCCACGCGGTAGCGGACGCCCCCGAGGGTCGGCGTGTAGAGGAACCCGAACGCTTTGGGGGTCTGGACGTTGAGTTGCGTCATCCGAACAGGTCAGGCTCGGCCCGTTGCGTCTGCCAATAGGCGATGCGACGGCGGGCGATCTCGACGTACTCGGCCTCAAGCTCGCACCCCAAGTAGCGAAAGCCCTCAAGGACCGCCGCGCATCCGGTCGAGCCCGAGCCGTTGAACGGGTCGAGGATGAGGCCGTTCGGTGGCGTGACGAGGCGGCAGAGCCAGCGCATCAGCGCGATGGGCTTGACGGTGGGGTGTCCGTTGGCGTGCGGTTGGGGGTTTTTTGTTTTATCAATTTCTAAAGATGAAGGCTTGCCAGATTCACCGTTGCCCGTCTGAAAAAAATGCCGCACTTCTTTTGGCATCCCGTCCAGCCCCGCTTCCCGCTCGCGGCGCGAGACTTTACTTGTATACAGGAAGCGCGTTCCCGATACCGGGTCGCTGGCGTCCGCCACCTTTTCCGCGCTTGCCTGATTGATGGAGGCGTCTGTGACAGGCAGAGCAGACCCACACGATTCGCAACAAGTCGGAATAGTCTGGATGGTGCCTGTGTTGTCCATCGCCCCCGCACTCGGCGCAAGGTTCAGGTGTCGGGTGCAATCGGTGCAGTCGGCGGTACAATCCCGACCACGTTGACAGCGTTCGCGGCTGTGCGCGAGACTTGCAGGAGCGGGAGCAAAATCTTCGCGTTGGTTTGGCTGGCTCAAATCCTGTCCCGCAATATTCACATTTTCGCATTGGCCCTCCCGAGCCACAAAGAAGAAACGCGAGGCACCGCCGGAGTCGCCGTAGCCACCCCACGCATCATCGGCGGCTCCATACCCCCAATTACCGACCCCGTTTTGTCTAGTGCGCTTCCCCGCCACGCCACTTTTCTGCGTCCCCGTCTGCGCGTCCAGCATCCCCGCCGCGTCCTCGTCGAGTAGGACGTTGGCGGGCCAGCGACCTGTCGATTGGCTTGGGGTGTAGGCGTGACCCGCGCCACCGCCGAAGGGTTTTGCGCCGTCATCCCATCGGTTGATTTGCACCGCATCCGTACCAATCCGGCACCCGTCCACGTTGATCGCCCCCGTCCCGTACTGCGTGACGTTCGCGGCGACGGTTCCGGTCAAGGGCTTGCGGGCGAGGATGATGGGTTCCCACGCGGGCTTGAGCGCCGTCCCCCATCCGTGCCAACGCTTCGCGGCGTCGGTGGCGGGCGCGGTGATGTCCCACGATTTATACTCGACGCTACCGCCCATTGTTGGCAAAGCTGATGCGCCAGCAGTACTACGCGCTTTTGTGTCCCGCCCCACCACCTCGCGTTCGGCTTCTGCTACGGCTTCTGCAAGATGTGCTACTTCGGGCCATTCAGCGGCAATTGCGGCGAACGTTTGCGTAGTTGGCGCACGTTGCCCTTTGGGGCGTCCCTCAAACCACGACCAATTCGTTGTGCCACCGCAAAATCGTTTGTCACACTCACCAACCGTCAAGCCACGCGATTCGCGAGCCATACGCAATGCCTCACCAATTTGCGCGGCAAGATGCGGATAGCCCCCACGCTTGTCGATCGCCTTGTCCACCGCCAGCGATTTCGGGAAGCCCGAGCCGTAGAGCCACGACAGGCAGTCCCGCACTTCCCACCCCGCGTCCTCAATCGCGACGGCAAGCCGATGGTAGGTGCGCGTCCCGCCGAACGCGACCAAGTGAGCGCCGGGCTTGGCAACCCGCAGGGCTTCCGTCCAGAACTCGACGCCGGGAACGCCGTGATCCCACTCTTTACCCATAAACGACAGGCCATAGGGCGGGTCGCTGACGATCGCGTCCACGCTGTTGTCGGGCAGGGTCCGCATGATGTCGCGGCAGTCGCCCTGCTCCACCTTCCAGTTGTCGGTCATTCGCTCTCGGTAGCGGCGACGAGTTCGACGCGGATCGTGGACGGCGCGAGCGGCCTGTCCCCCGAGGTCACGTCAATGGGGATGAGCTTCGTGGCGAGCGGGTAGAACTTCTCGGGGTTCTGTGCGCCCCATTCGTGCAACGGGATTTGCTCGTTGACGAGGTTGAACGCCTCGATCCACGCCTCGCGGATGGTCTTGGTCGCCTTGTTGGGCGTGCCTTTGGCGCGTCCTGAACCGGCTGGGCGCGGCTTGCCTTTGGGGTATGCCATGCTGTCTAACCTATAACGCCTTACGGGGTTGTCAACCTGAAGTCGGGATGCTTGCGATCGAACGCGGCCCACGCTTCCGTCTTGTCAGAGGTCGTGGTGACGCGGCCTTCGTTGTGTGCGTAGTGGTTCCAGCCGATGATAGGGACGTACTCCGTCTTGGCACCGGCCTGTAGGCACCGCACCCAGAAGTCGTAGTCATGCACGTAGGGGATGGGCATATCGTAGCCGCCGATGCGTTGCCAAAGCTCGCGCCTGACGATAGAGCTAGACCAGATCTTGTTGCCGTGCCGCATCGTGTCGAGGGTGATGACGGAGGGTGGTTCGTAGACGCCGGTCTTGTAGCCGTGCGCGTCGATGCCTTGCACGTTCGTGTAGGCGATGTCCGCGCCTGATGCGTCGAGCGCCGATATACAACTTTGTATATACGCGGGTTCCATCGTGTCATCGTCGCCCAAGATGCAGACGTACTCGCCTTTGGCAATCGAGCAGAGGTCGTTCCAGTTGGTCAGGAATAGCGCAGGTTCGGCGGAGTAGTTGACGAGCAGTTGAAGTTCGTGCTTGGGCAACGTCTGGGCGAACACCGAGGCAATCGCTCGCGGGAGGAATTGCTGGCGATGGCTAGCAATGAGGACCGAGGCGCGGATCGTCATGTGTCAAAGAGCCGAGTGTAGTGGTACATCTGCACGATCAGTTCGGGCCAGTTGGTCGCGTCTCGGTACAGCGAGGCGTTGGGGATCTCGTACATATCTGCCTTACAGGAAAAGGTCGTGCCGTCCGAGCGGTGACGCAGTTCGTCCTTGCGGTACAACGTGGCGCGGTGCAGAAAGAGTTCCTTCGGTATCCAGCCGCAGACCGTCAATACTTGCGAGGACTTGTTGAACGACAGGAACAGGTAGGCGTTTGATTCGTAGCCAACTTGCGAGGCCATGACGTTGTTGACGTACTCGTCGCGGGGGTCCGTGGTGCGTCCCATCGTCTTGACATCGACGCCAAGCCCGAACAGTTCCACGTCCACGCCGCCGTCAAATCCCGAGTCGCCGCGCATAGTCTGGCGACCGAGGGCCAGTTGCACCATGTTCTGCCCAATGACGCCGACGAAGGCTTGCTCCATCGTGCCGTCAGATCCGTCGCCGCGATGCCCAAGCTGTACGTCATGCACATAGTCCCGGCTCTGGGAGATGACCCAAGAAGGGACAGGAAGCGAAAAGCTCACGGTTATTCCTCGGGATCGCCAAGCGTTTCTTGCTTCGGGAACGTCTGCTCCCAGTTCTTCTTGTACGTCTCCGCGTCAATCACAATAGGCCGAGGGCTGTCGCCTTTGCCGTTCTCGCTCATATCTGCCTCGTAGTCGGCTGGGCCGATGTCAAAGTCACCTGCCATAGTTCCGTCGCTTCAGGTAGTTCGCTGGGATGCGCGTGAGAGCAAGCAAGAGAACGAGCGG